ATCACCAAAAACAAAATCCTCACACTCCCCGAGTGATGAAAACCCTAGGATTAGATTCAGACGATGTTGATTCGTTTATTAAGAAATGTTTGTTCCCAGAAGTGAAGTGATCATTTATGATTGATTATACAGCATTTAAGGTGAAAATAAATCATAAATGATTGGTTGACATTGCAGTATTAGTTATGTTATAATGTATGTACAAAGCGAGGTATTATTATGAAGTTAATGTTTTTGAAATTTTACGATGTGTATAACTGGATATTTGATCATAGCAAAAACCCATTAAGACATATCCCCGACCCATTATCACGAATGTGGATAATGACAGTATTAGCATGGATGTGGTCAGTTGCATTCGGTATCTATATCGGAAGCGTGATCTACATGGGAATCAGTTTAGCAGTACACTTTATATTGTTGTTTATGGTTACATTTACTGCCGCAATATTCTTTGAGGCAGAACGCAAGCAATCGACATGGTTGCTGAAGTTGAGAAAACAGCAACAGTATAAATAAAACAGTTAATCAAAAGAGGAGGTGGTTTAGTTCACCACGGCATGGATGCTAAAACGAACTACTTTATTATTTTTTAACTTGGAACTTTATTATGACAAATTCAATTATCATTCCATCATCTGATGCTGACAAGCAACGCATCAAGGGTGCGATGGAAGAAATCAGTAATGCATATACCCGTATCGAAGCGGAACGTGACTTTATTAAAGAGGCAATCGTTGCTTTATCGGAAGATGTAGATATCCCGAAAAAATACTTATCTAAAATGGCGACAATGTATCACAAAAACAATGTGAGCGAAGTTGTTGCTGAAATCGAAGACATCGAGGCGCTGATCGAAACAATCAGCAGATAATCATATGAGTGATGAAAAACAACTTATCGACTTTACAATTGATATTGATGAAATGGGTAGGTCGGGCATGAAGTGGGAGAACCTAAAACTGTATGGCAATGAGCGATACGATGTAGGTGTTAAACCACTAGATGCGATTTACTTAGGTGATGCATCATATACTCCTGAAGAAGATATCACGATTAAATTTGATGTAATGCCGTGAAAAAGTGGTGGCGTATTTGGGCAAAGTCTCTCGGAGAAAAGGTAGGAGAGACTGATAAGCAAGCGGATACAATCGCAGTTATTAGAACATTCTGGTGGTTGGTGCATATCACGACTTGCTTCTTCATTATCCTTAACGCCATTGCTAGTCATGGGTGGAACTTAATAGGACTAGGAAATTGAGAATGAAATTAATCGCAACGCATTTTAAAGAGGAAGCATCAGGTCGAGCGACAGCAGAGATCTATGAAGCGGCTAACGGATTTAGCATCAGGTACATTGACTCAGCAGGTAATGTATTAGCAACAGAAACTCACCCAGGTAAGTCATTACAATGGGTAGAAGATGCCGCAGAAAACTGGGCACTAGGGATAAAGTTACTCAATGAATAAATTAGACTCTCAACTCAACTCAGAGAAAATCATGACTGAAATTGCAGGAATGATTGCTCAAGGTGTCCCATATATTGACGCTATCGTTGAATATTGTGAGATCAATTCATTAGAGATTGAAGTAGCAGGCGAGATCATACGTAGAAGTCCTATCCTCAAAGCAAAGATACATGAGGAGGCAGAACATCTTAATTTAGTACAATCAGTAGTGAGGTTACCTGCCGATGTACTCTGATAGAGAAGCGTTTGATCTTTTTCAGTATTATATTGCTGTTAAGCAGCACTTCACAACTGATTATGACTTCTTCAAATATAATGGGAAGATGCGACTCAAAGAGTCATCTTTTGAAACTCGTAAAGACAAATTCTTCTTCCACAAACTATCGAAGAAAGACGAACCTAAAAACAGAATCCTAGCGAACTTAGTTGTCAATCCTAAAGCATGGATAGGCGATATAGTAGACAAGGAATCGTGTAATGAGGTCTACACTGAATGGGCAAAGCGCCAGCAACAATTGCGCTATACATTCAAGCAAGACCTAGCAGAACTTGATGATGACTTTGATAAGGAGTTCAAAGTAGTGAGTGGGCAAAACCCACACGTTATTAACCTACACTTGCAACACCGGGTTAATTTGGAGACACTAGTGATCCTGGATGATCTACTATTGTGTTTCCGTTATTGGGAAAACCACGTAACTGATCGTGTACTTTTTCCTAATATAAATAAAAGTGTCAATAAATATCGACCGTTTATGATGAAAGAAGGTTATGAATTTGAAAAATTCCGTTCGATTTTGGTTGACAAGTACGATGATATATGTTAAAATATGTCAAGTACGAATAATTATATAAACTTAATATATCGCACATAACGCAATACAACGTCAATACAGGAGTAACCTATGACTAGCAATTTTGCATCACTAAAGAAGTCCCGTTCAGGGTCTTTCGACAAACTCAATTCTCAACTTCAAAAAATGAACACCTCTGGGGGTAACAACTCAAAGGATGATGATATGTGGAAGTTGGAAGTTGACAAAGCGGGTAACGGTTATGCTGTTCTTCGCTTCCTTCCTGCGCCATCAGGAGAAGATATGCCTTTCGTTCGTATCTGGGATCACGGATTCCAAGGTCCAGGCGGTTGGTACATCGAAAACTCTTTGACCACTCTAGGTCAAGATGACCCTGTTTCTGAATACAACAGCAAGTTATGGAATTCTGGTGTGGATTCCGACAAGGACATTGCTCGTAAACAGAAACGCCGTCTTAACTACATGGCGAATGTATATGTGGTTAAAGACCCTACCAACCCACAGAACGAAGGCAAAGTGTTTAAGTTCAAGTTTGGTAAGAAAATCTTTGATAAACTAAATGATGTTATGAATCCTCAGTTTCCTGATGAAGCACCTATCAACCCATTTGATTTTTGGGAAGGCGCTAACTTTAATCTGAAAGCACGTAATGTTGAAGGTTATCGAAACTATGATAAGTCAGATTTCTCTGCTCCTGCTGTTCTAACGAACTCGCAAGGTGTTGATTTATCTGATGAAGAATTAGAAGGTGTTTGGGAACAACAACACTCTCTAGCAGAACTGATCGATCCTAAAAACTTCAAGTCCTATGCTGAACTTCAAGCGAAGTTATATAAAGTATTGGCACTTGATGGCAGTTCACACGCACCCAGCACGACTGCCGAGGACGACAGTGGGGAGATGGATTTCACTCCGAAATTCAAGTCGCAAGAGGCATCAACTGCTTCAACAGCGACAGCGCCTGCGCAAGCAGAGGCAGCTTCTCCTCTAGAGTCTCGCTTTGCGGGTAATGATGATGATGAGACGCTTGACTTCTTTAAGAATCTAGCGAATGATGATTAATAAGTTACCTTGAGATTCGGGAAAGGGCGGG